TGTTACCGATTCAAAAAAATCCCCATTTAATTTTAAGGAAAAGAAAGCAATAATGATGCAGATGTTTGGAATTCCATCATCTAAAATTGTTAATGTCAAAAATCCATATAGACCCGAAGAAATACTAAATAAGTATGATTCGGATACAACAGGTTTAATTGTTGTAGTTGGTGAGAAAGACCAAAACCGATTAAGTGGTAACTATTTCACTCCATATAAAGGTAAGGTAGAGCAAGGATATCTGGATAAAGGATATGTGTACGCTTCACCTGCTCAATCAAATCCTATTAGTGGTACTGATGTTCGTTATTGGTTAAGCGCCGGTAGTTCCGATGATAGAAAGAAAAACTTCACGAAAGCATATCCTAAGTTTGATTCTCAAATATTCAAATTAATCACTCTTAAGTTAAAGGGTTTAAAAGAATGTATTAACGAAGAAATTAAACTAAACGTAAAAATAGGAGATACTATCTTAATGGGTAGATTTAAAAATAAAAAAGTAGTTGTAAAAACAATAGGTACGGATGATTGGGGAATGCCAACAATCAATGGTAAGAAGGTAGCAACATTCAGAATTCCTAAAAAAGAAGAACTAAAAGAAGCTGCATCTAATGCAGGATTTAGTGGAACTGCTGAACCTGATACATCATTTGTTGCTGATAGAAACAAACGAATATTAAACAAAGAAAAACCTGAAGGTTGGTATAAGCAAGGTGGATACACTCAATTGGATAAGCCTAAAGCGGATAATATGAGAGGAGTTGGTAAGACAAAAGATACTGAAACTCAATTTAGAAAATCATATTACAAAATAAATAATGTAGAAAAAAGTACATTAAATCCAGCTGATGACCCACATAAAGTTGAAGATTGGAAAGAAGTAAAACCTAAAAAAGCAGTGAAAAAACCTAAAAGATTTTGGGAACTTCCTGAAAATCAAAAAGATACAATAATTTCAAAAGAAGATATTAAAGAAATAGTTTCAGATTTTGATAACCTATTGGATGAGATGGGATTAGGTGGTGGAGCTGGTGTAGGTTTAAGTTTACCTGGTGGATATATCAATGGAGCACCTGATAGTGATGATGTTAAGAAGAATAGTAAGAAACTTAACAACAAAGGAATGAGTGGATATGAGGAGATTGATGAAGATAATATTCCCGGTGGCTTAGCAAAAGGTATGACGTTAAATGATATAGCTAAACATCATAATATAAGTCCACAAACATTAAAGAATGAATTTATAAAAGGATATGCGATAGAAAGAGAACATACTACTGATATTAATATAGCAAAAGAGATTGCATTAGACCATTTATACGAAGACCCAAATTATTATAGTAAACTTTCTAAAATAGAAATTCCATATAATGAAGCAACTGCATCCGATATAATAAAAGATTTGGATACAGTAAAAAATGACTTAATTAAAAAAGTTGATGTTCTAATTGCTAAAAAGAAAAAACTTTATTCTAATGTTGATATAGAATCCCCAATGAGTTCTGATGAAAAGAAATTAGATAAGGATATACAATCTATATTTTCACAAATCCAACAATTGATTCAACAAAAAAGAAGTTTGAAGAAAGAAACAGTAAACGAATCATTATTATTGGAAGGTGGTGCTTATGGACATATGAACCATCCATTTGATATTGAAATGAATCTTACATTTGGTGATTTAAAACAAATTGTAGTAAGAGCATTGAATGGCGATTTAGAATTAGCAAGAGAAAAGACTGATGGACAGGCATTGGCAATTAGTTGGGTGAATGGAAGATTAGTTGCTGCAAGAAATAAATCACATTTAAAGAACAAAGGGGAGGGTGCTATGACAATAGGGCAAGTAGCTACTAACTTTGCTAATAGGGGTGCATTAACTGATGCATATACATTTGCAATGAAAGATTTGTCTGCGGCAGTATCTGCATTATCCGAACCACAAAAGAAAAAGATATTCAAAGATGGTGCGTGTTTTATGAATTTGGAAGTAATATATCCTAAGAATGCAAACGTAATTCCATATGGTCAAAACCTTTTAGTATTTCACGGTACGTTTGAATATGATAAAAGTGGTGAGGTAATTGGTGAAAATCAACAAGCTGCAAGTATATTGGCTGGAATGATTAAGCAGGTTAATAAGCATGTACAATCGACATACACAATACAAGGACCACCAATGTTATCATTGCCAAAATCCGAAGAATTGACTAAAAAGCAAGGTAAATATATTTCAATGATAAATAAATTACAATCGGAATATAAATTATCAGATTCAGCGGGCGTAGCCGATTACCATCAAGCATATTGGACCGATTTGGTAAATAAAAATGCAAAAGGTTTGGATGCACAACAAAAAATAGGATTAGTTAAACGATGGGCGTTTGGTGATAAGGGATTTCGTATCGCTACAATACAAGATGCTAAAATAAAAGCATGGGCTGATAATATGGATAAAAAAGACCAAGCTAAGATATCAAAGGAAAACATAATGAAATTTGAGGAGATATTCTTAGGTGTTGGTGCGGATGTATTAGCATTTGCACAATCGGTACTTACGGCAAATCCATCGGATGCAACTAAAAAAATGAGAGCTGAATTAGGTAGTGCTATTAAATCATTAAAAGCAACTGGTACTGCATCTCAATTAGATAAGTTAAAAATAGAATTACAAAGATTAAATTCTTTGGGTGGATTTGATAAAATTGTTCCTAATGAGGGGTTAGTTTTTGTGTATAATGGTAATACATACAAATTAACTGGAGCATTTGCACCTCTTAATCAAATACTTGGTATTTTTAAATTTTCAAGATAATTAATTGTTTTTCGAATTTTGATATACTTATATATACAAATATATCAAACCTAATATGGCAAGAGAATTCAAGAAAAAGTTTATGCATCCAACTCGTAGGAAGTTGGTTGATATGGTAATGCATGGTGCTGAATATGAAAAGGACTCATTTATTTCATTTTCTGGTGCAGATAAAGAAATTGTAAAACGTAAAGTTGGTGAAAAATGGACTGATGAAAATGGTAGGTCTTGGGAACAAACTGAAGGTGGTAGAATAGAATTTTCAGAACTTGGCGATATAATGGCTGAAACAAGAGCTTACTTAGATAAGTTGAATAGTTGTAAATCGGATAATTGTAAAACAATCAAAATAGGTAGAGTTGATAAAAAATTAATATCTAAAACTGGATATTGTTTACATTGTCTTACTATAAGAGAAGCTGAAATAAAGTATGATGGTTTGTGGAATGAGTATGAGGATTATAAGATATATTCTAATATGATTGCATATGGTAACGATGTATTAGCTCAATTTAATCAAGCATATAGAGATGCAAAACAAACTTATGAAGTAGTTCACGAAGATGGTAAAATTGAAACGTGGAGTATGGAGAGAGATGTGGAAGAACTTAAAGCAGAAATCCTTTTAGAGATTGTTAAATTTGAAGGTGAGATTGAACAGGCTACTAAATTAAGAAATACGGCTTACGAAAAATTAAAAGATAAAAATTACGATTTAGTAAGACCTCTTAACGATTAATATGAGTACTGGTATAACACAAAAAAAGTCCTTAAAGGAAATAATAGCTGATGAATACAAAAAGTGCGCGGTAGACCCGATTCACTTTATGAAAAAATATTGTATGATTCAGCATCCGGTGAGAGGTAAGATACCTTTTCAACTTTTCCCATTTCAGGAAAAAACTTTAACTGAATTTGCTGCTAATCGTTTTAATATAGTATTAAAATCACGTCAAACTGGTATTTCTACTCTTTGTGCCGGTTTTGCACTTTGGAAAATGTTATTTAATAGTGATTTTAACGTATTGGTTATTGCAACCAAACAAGATGTGGCAAAGAACTTAGTAACCAAAGTAAGAGTAATGCATGAATTATTACCTAGTTGGTTAAAAGGTGGTTCTTTAGAAGATAATAAACTTTCACTTCGTTTACACAATGGTTCTCAAATTAAAGCAATTGCATCTTCACCAGATGCAGGACGTTCCGAAGCCTTATCACTTCTAATATTTGATGAGGCCGCTTTCATTGATGATATCGATGAGATTTGGGTGGCTGCACAATCTACTCTTTCAACGGGTGGTGCGTGTGTTGCATTATCTACTCCGAATGGTGTGGGTAACTGGTTTCATAAAACTTGGTTAGGAGCAGAAGATGGTACAAATCCATTTAGTACAATTAGATTACATTGGACGGTTCATCCTGAAAGAGACCAAAAATGGAGAGATGAGCAAGAGAAATTATTAGGAGCAAAAAAAGCAGCACAAGAGTGTGATTGTGATTTTGTATCTTCAGGTGATACCGTTATTGATCCTGAACTTCTTATGTTTTATAAAGAAACATATTGTAAAGACCCAATTGAAAAGACTGGATTCGATGGAAACCTTTGGAGATGGGAATACCCATCGGCAAATGGTTCTTATATGGTTGTAGCGGACGTTGCCAGAGGTGATGGTAGTGACTATTCTGCATGTCATGTAATAGATGTAACTAATGCAACTCAAGTAGCCGAATATAAAGGTAAAGTTGATACAAAAGATTTTGGAAATTTCTTAGTTAATCTTTCAACCGAATATAATGATGCATTACTTGTTGTAGAGAACTCAAACATTGGTTGGGCGTGTATCCAACAATGTATAGATAGAGATTATAAAAACTTATTCTATATGAGTAAGGATTTAAAATATGTAGATGTTGAACATCAGATGAAAAACAAATACCGAGCAGACGAAAAACAAATGGTAGCGGGATTTTCAACAACTTCTAAAACCCGTCCACTTATTATTTCTAAATTGGATGAATATTTCAGAGAGAAAGCAGTAACTATTCGTTCCAATCGTTTAATAGATGAATTGTTTACATTTATATTTATGAATGGTAGAGCGGAAGCTATGAAAAGTTATAATGATGACTTAACAATGGCATTGTGTATTGGGTTGTGGGTTAGAGATACTGCACTTCGTTTAAGACAGGAAGGAATAGACCTTACTAAAAGAACTTTAGGTGGTATAAGTTCCAATCAACAATACGAAGGAGTATATGGTGGAAACAATATGGATGATAACCCTTGGAAAATGAAAATTGGAGATGATATTGAAGACCTAACACAATGGTTGTAAAAAAATGTAGTGTTTTGACAATTTACGATATTTATGGTATATGTCAAAATAAAGTAAATTAAAATGATTAGACTTAAAAATATCTTAAACGAAGATGAGTATGTAGATAACGCATATTCTTTGGGAGATACTCCACAAGACAATCCAATTGATGATTATGATGAATTGGATGTTGAGCAAGAAGATATGGATGATTTCATAAACTTCTTAAAAGGGTATTCAACTCAATTAGAAGAAGCAAATTGTAATTGTGTTTATGAAGCCGAATATCAAGGTAGAGAAGTTAAATTAGGTAAACCAACACAAGGTGATGTTAAGAAGTTTAAGGTATATGTTAAAAATCCAAAAACAGGCAAAGTAATTAAGGTAAATTTTGGACAAAAAGGAATGGTAATTAAAAAAGATAATCCTGCTGCTAGAAAATCATTTAGAGCAAGAATGAATTGTGATAATCCAGGCCCTAGAACAAAAGCAAACTACTGGAGCTGTAGAAAATGGTAAAATAAATTATGGCAGACGAACAACAATTAGATGACAGAAGTTTTTTTGGTAGGTTAAAGAAATTATTTTCAACAAACGCAATTGTAACCGTTGATAAAGATGGTAAGCGTAAAGTTGTAGATACTGAAGAACGCCAATCAAGCACAAACTTTGTAAATCTTAAAGATAGATATACTAAGTTACAAAGGTCTTATTATGAAAATAATCAAGGAGCCCAATCAATGGCATATCATCAAGTTCGTAGAGAACTTTTTAGAGATTACGATGCTATGGATTCAGACCCAATCATTGGTTCAGCTCTTGATATATACGCAGATGAATCCACAACTAAAAATGAATATGGTGATGTTCTTCAAATTAAATCTACAAATGAAAATGTAAGAGATATGTTACATAATTTATTCTATGATATAATGAACATAGAATTCAATTTGTGGCCTTGGATTAGAAATTTAGTAAAATACGGTGATGCTTTTATCGCATTAGAAATTATGCCTGGTAAAGGTATTATTAATGTCGCTCCACATTCAATCTATAATGTAGAAAGATTGGAAGGTAGTGACCCTAATAATCCCGATTATGTAAAGTATAAGGTTGAAATGGACCGTTTTGGTAAAAAAGAATATGAGCAGTATGAAATGGCTCACTTTAGAATGTTATCCGATACAAACTTTCTTCCATATGGTAAATCAATGGTAGAGGGAGCTAGAAGAATTTGGAAACAATTATCTTTAATGGAAGATGCGATGTTAATCCATCGTATTATGAGAGCACCTGAAAAGAGAGTATTTAAAATTGATATAGGTAATATTCCACCACAAGAAGTTGATAACTATATGCAGAAGATTATTAATAAAATGAAAAAAACTCCATTTGTTAATAAAGATACTGGTGATTATAATTTAAAATACAATATACAAAACCTTACTGAAGATTTTTTCTTACCTGTACGTGGTAGTGATAGTGGAACAACTATTGATAACTTAGCAGGATTAGAATATGCAGCAATTGAAGATATTGATTACTTAAAGAATAAATTATTTGCAGCATTAAGAGTACCAAAGGCTTACTTATCTTATGATGAGAACGTTAATGGTAAAGCTACTTTAGCGGCAGAAGATGTTCGTTTTGCTAGAACTATCGAAAGAATTCAAAGAACAGTTGTTAGTGAATTAACTAAAATAGCAATTGTACATTTAGCAGCTCAAGGTATCGATGATTCTGAAATGACTAATTTTGAATTAACTTTAACTAATGCATCTACAATCTATGAGCAAGAGAAGGTTAATTTGTGGTCTGAAAAAGTAAGATTGGCATCCGATGTAAAAGCACTTAATATGTTATCTTCAGATTGGGCTTATCATAATGTATTTGGATTATCCGAAGATGAGGTGGATATGGAAAGAGCTAAAGTAGTGTTAGACCTTAAAGATAGATTTAGACATAATTCAATTGAACAACAAGGACAAGACCCAGCAAATCCACCAGAACAACAAAATGTGGAAGAAGAAATCAGTAAATTAAAAACTGAAATCGAATTAAACAGAGGAATTGGTAGACCTAAAGAAGGTAATACTTATGGTAAAGATAAACACCCATATGGTAGAGACCCATTGGGTAATAAAGAAAATGAGAAAGAGAGAAAAAGAGAGGATAGAGTATTAAATACAAACGCTAAGAAGCTAGCAAGAGAATATATAAACGGAATTTCATCAAAAAAACAAGTTTTAATTGAAAAAGCGGGTATGCTTGATGAAAAAAATCTATTAGATGATACTAAAATTTAATAAAGAAAAATTTGTTTATATTTATATGTGTTAGTTTATAGGGTAGAATAAATATAGGGTAAGTAAATGAAAAAAATAAAACATTCCAAATTTAAGAATACTGGAGTGTTATTTGAATTATTAGTAAGACAAATAACATTGGAAGTACTTAATGGCGACAAAACTGAAAATGCAAAGAATATCTTAAAAGAATTCTTTTCTCCGAATACGGAGTTAAATAAAGAATTACGTCTTTATGATATATTGTTAAAAGAAAAGTATAGTTCTGAAACAAAAGCAGATAGATTAGTAGAAACCGTATGTGATGCTCATAATAAGCTAAACCACGTTACACTTTCTAAAGAAAAATTCAATCTTATCAAAGAAATTTCAGAAAAATTTGAAATTGAACAATTTCTAGCATCTCCTATTTCTAATTATAAAACATTAGCATCTATATATAAAGTATTTGAATCCAAAAGAGCAGATGGATATGATATTAAAGATATATTTAATTCAAAGATTACCCTAATCGAAAACATTACATCAAAGCCCGCACAAAAAATTCAACCAACTGACGAAAAAAAGTTGATTGAAACTTATAAACAACAAGATAAAGACCTTAGATTACTTACCTATAAGATTCTAGTGGAAACTTTTAACAAAAAATATACAAATTTAGATGATTCTCAAAAGAATTTGTTGAAAGAGTATATAAATAACATTTCAAATACTACCAAATTCATAGATTATATTGGAAAAGAATTACCAAACATAATTGCAGAATTAAATGGTATTAAATCAAAACTAAAAGATAGAGTTACACAAATTAAATTATCAGAAACTATTTCCCTTTTAGAAAAAATGAAAATTGGAAAAACTGTATCTGATTCTCAAGTTTCATCTATTATGCTTTCTTATGAGCTAATTAAAGAACTTAAATCTAAAGTAAAATAATGGAAGCAAGATTAAAAGAAGCAATTCGTAAATACGTTAGAGAAAGAAACATTCAAAAAACTTTGGATGAAATGTCTGTAACGGCTAATGTTGCTGGATATGATACTCCAAACGCATTTTCTAAACCAGGTCAAACTGCTAAGAAAAATAATAGATTAGCTAAAATAACTGGTGGTGAGGTTGTGGATGATTTAGAGGAAGCAAAGATATTAAATCTAAAGCAAGAAAAAGAAAAACCAACAGCAGCTAAAAAAGATCCAGGTGCAGAAATTGCAGTTATTAGTGGTATGGAATTAGCTGAAAAAAATCTACATTTGGCCGAAAATCGTTGGTTAGATATTAAAAACGGAGATGCATCCCCTAAAGCTAAAATGAGTAAAGGTGTGACAAGCATCAAACAACAATTGGGTGAAGTAGAGAAATTTGTTAACTGGTATTCTAAAATAAAGAATGAGAATGGAGTTAAGAGAGATGATTACTATAAAAGAACACACAAAAGTTTACATAAAATCAAAGAAAGGTTAATGAATCTTTCAGAAAAAATAAGAACACTATAACTATGAACGCATCAATTACAAAATCAAGACTAAAAGAATTAGTTAAAGAAGTAATGGTAGAAGAAAACGAATATCAGGCGTTTTTTGCTAAAGCTTTAGAAAAAGCAGGTAAAGGTATTAATGACATGTCTGATGAAGAAAAGAAAGCATTCTTTAATAAAGTAGATTCTGCATGGAATGGTAAAGGCGAAAAGAATGAATCAGTAAGTGAAGATATTTCAGCAGAGTTACCAAAAGCGGTAATCCCATCAGCTGTTAAACAAAAATTAGAATTAGCAATTGATAAAATCAAAGATGCTAAATTAAACCCTACTCAAAAATTACAATTGGTAGCACAGGTAGTTGATAGTTTAGGTATTGATAAAACTCAATTAGGTACTATTGCTAATAAGATTAGAAGCAAAATGGAATCAAAGAAATAAGAATATATAATGAAAGGACTTTTAATAGAAACAAAATTATTTGAGGCTAAGGTGCAAGAAGATGAAGGTGGAAGAACCCTTGTTAAAGGTGTCTTACAAAGAGCTGGTGCCGAAAACCAAAATGGTAGAGTTTATCCAAAGCCTATATTAGAAAGAGAAGCTAAGAAATACGAAACGTTCATTAAAGAGCGTAGAGCATTGGGTGAATTAGACCATCCGGATTCTACTGTAATCAACTTAAAGAATGTTTCACACAATATTAAAGAAATATGGTGGGATGGTGATGATTTATGTGGAACCGTTGAAGTTTTATCCACTCCATCTGGCAATATACTTAAAGAACTACTAAAAGCTGGTATCCTATTGGGTATTTCATCAAGAGGTATGGGTTCAACTAAACCTTTGAGTGGAAATAAAGTAGAAGTGGCCGAAGATTTTGAATTGATTGGTTGGGATTTTGTTTCAAACCCATCAACACATGGTGCATTTATGGTGCCAGTAAATGAATCGGTAAATAGAGGTTTACAACAAATAGGAACTGATGTTTGTGGTGAGTACTGCAAAGCACAGGATTTAATGAGAGAAATAATAATTGAAATAGCATAATAATGGCAAAGAACTTTGATATATACGATTTCGTACACAACAATAAGATAACCTTAAAAGTTGATAGTAATAAAGGAACTACTGTGCATAAAGCATACAATGATATCCGTAAAACTAACTTGAAAGAAGTAAAGATAGTAAATGGTAAATTCAGCTTAGCTGAAAACTTAGAAGATAGAAAATTATCAAACGAAGTTAAAAAACACTTCTTAGAAATCATTTCTACTTACAATACTTTCCAAGACCAAATGAAAAGACAATCTGATGTTACCGAAGTAGCAAATACTTTAGGTGCTATTGTTGAGGCTGCAAAGGAAATGACCCTAAGAGAGAGTGGTGATTGGTTTGATAATGTGACTGTAAAAAGAAATATGCAGGAATTAGATAAGATGGGTAAATCATTCGATAAATTCGCTATGGAAGCAAAAGCAATGGATGAAAGATTACATTCTTTATATGAAGATATGGGCCACATCTTAAATCGTTACTATGAGATTGCAGATATCAGTACTGATACAATGCATGAAAGATTAGGAAATAAAAACAAATAATTATGATTCGTTTAGGAGGATTGGTATCTCAAAAAGCATTTGGTAAATTTGAAATGGGTAAAGTAATTTCTAATCCATTCGCAACTGCATTCATTAAAGAAGGTGAAGGTGAAGACCACGAAGTTTCTATGGCAAACAATTCAATAGATACCATTATTAAGATGGCAACTGAATTAAAAGCTAAAATGGGTGAGGATGAAAAACAAATCCCAGCTTGGATTCAAGACCATATAGCTAAAGCAGAAAACTTAATTTCTCAAGCATCTGGAAACTATCACGAATATGGTGATTCAAACGAAAGTGTAGTAAATGAAGATAATACAGCATTTGAAACATTAATGTTAATTAGAAATTTAGAACAAACAAATAAACTATTAGCACAAGACCTTAAAACAAGCAAACGATTACCTAACGATAAAAAAGAAAATATCA